ACGACACAGACGTTCGCCATTGGCCCGAGCGCGGTGATCGAGCGATCCATGCCCAGCGAGGCTCCGGTCGCCCAGTCAGAGAGCGGCCCATTCGGAGTCGCTGAGCCGAAGGGCGGTGCCCAGCGCACGTACTCGGGCTGAGCCGGGTCTCCTGCTGCCAGCAGCCTGCCCTTCCAGACGCAGAGCAGCTTCGCCTTCGGCGTGTTCGCCCCGGCCAGCGAAGCGATGGCGACGGTCGTGCCGTCGAAGGTGACGTACTTCGGGTTGGCGAGACCCTGCGCGTCCGCGAAGTACACCTTGTCGAAGAAGAACCGCCCGTTGTGCAGGGTCGAGGCGAACAGAGCGCCGACCAGGTTGGCGGGAACCGAGCCACCGCCCGCTGGCATCCGAGGCTGGTCGTACAGGCTCGGGCCTGCGTGGACGAGCAGCTTCTCTCCCGCTTTGTATACAGCGTCACAGCCGCTCCAGACCGGCCCGCCCAGCGGGTTCTGGGTCAGGTACGTCCACGGCCCCCGGCCCTCCAGTTCGGCCCCGCGCTGGGAGGGGATGTAATCGACCAGATCCCAGACGTAGCCCTTCGGCATCGAGTCCAGGGAGAAGTCGCGGGCCATCCCCTTGACCTCGCCAAGGATGCTCTGCGGTCTCGCCACCTAGCCCCCGATGTAGTCGGTCGCGTAGCCGAGCGTGCCGAGGTTCTCCGCCATGTCCCGGCGGGGGTAGCCGTGCGGGGTGACGCGCTTGGTCAGGATGCGCTTGATCCTGGCGATGTCGCCCTCGGTGCCGTCCTTGCCTTCGTATGCAATCCGCCACTTCTCGCCCATCGCGGACTGCTCGTGCTGGGTGTACTCCGCACCCTTCCAGCAGGCGTAGTTGATGATCGCTGGGTGGAACTCGGGAGCTAGCCCGCCGAAGTTCGCGTTGGAGGGGTCGTCTACGTCCTGCACCAGCGGCGAGGGGCGGAAGATCCCATACGCCTTCACCTGGGTCGCCACGCTGGGGATCGGGCTGACCCAGAGCAGCGGCTCCTCGTAGGCGAAGCCAGAAGCGCCCGAGGACTGTGCGGTGGTGACGTCCTCGCGGGTCATCCGCTGGAGGAACTGGCCGTTGGCGTCCTGGATGTCGAGCAGGGCGAGGATGTCCGTGCTCATGTCGTGGATCGGCGTGTTCTCGGTCAGGGTCAGGGTGATGACCCGCGTGTACGGGCGGGTGCGGACGATCAGGTCGAGCAGTCCCTCGTTGAGGTACTGCTTGACGAACACGATCTCGTCGTGGGACGTGATCTCCTGCATCCCCAGGGTGTACTTCACCCGGTCGATCATCACGCCGAAGTTCATGCCGTCTTCACCCAGGCGATCTTGGTCGCATTCGCACCCTGCGGGGTGGTCTTGACCGCAGCGGCGGCGACAGGAGCACCGCCGGTCGTGTTGGCGAGTGCCTGCATCCGCAGCGTGTCCGCAGCCGCCAGGGTGAACACGGCGACCAGGGGCAGCGCCCAGACCTGCGTTGTCAGCAGGGTGTCTGTCTCGGCGCTGACAAGCGTGGTCGCCCCGACCTTCAGGATTGCCGTGCCCTTCGGGGAACCGGAGCCGCCACGGGTCAGGCCACACAGCCCGTAGGCCAGATAGGTGCCTGCCTGGAGGCTGACCGTAAGGATGTCCTGCATGGAGGTAGTCAGGGTGACGTCGGCAGAAAGCATGGTCTCGCCGCTGGTCAGCCCCGAGGCTGCGCCTGTTGACCAGGGCGCAGGAGTCTCGCCTGTCGAAGGGCGCAGCGCCATGTAGGAGACGCCGTTGTAGATGACGACATCGCCTTCCTTGTAGGCGGTCGCCGGGACGTAGGTGCCAGCCCAGCGCAGGTCGATGGAGACGGGAAGCTGGGTGGTCGGCACCTTGCCGCCCGAGTCCAGGGAGGCGTAGCCGTTCGCCTGCCCCTTCGCGGAGGCGTCCTGCTTCGCGGTCAGCGCCGCCGACAGCCCGGAGACGTCCGCCTGGGTGATGGCCGACCAGACCATCGCCCCGCCCGAACCCTTGATCCACTGGCCGTTAACGACGGCGGGGACGACGGGCCTACCCTCGACCGTGGTGACGCGGGTGTCCAGGCCGTTGATCGCGTCAGCGTGCTGATCGACCGCGACATCCAGCTTGTCCATGTGCGCCTCGTCAACCGGCGTCACCGTGTCCACCCAGTCGGTCGGGACGTAGTTCGGAACCAGAGTCATCGCTCGATCTCCAGCCAGGCCGGGTCGCTGCCTGGATCGAAGGGAGCACCCGCCTGCCCGGAGGAGTCCACGAAGGACGTGCCTCCGTTCGGGCCGTCAGCGTGCATCAGCAGGACGGTGTACTGGTCTCGCGTGAACGGCGCGGCCGGGACGGTGAAGCCGCTCGTGTAGCGAGCGATCCCCTTCGAGATTCGTAGCTCGTCCATGTAGCCGTTGAAGTCGTTGCCGGTCGTCTTCGCATCGCCGCCGATCCTGAGCGGGGCGGCGCTGTTGCGGATGACCGCCGCGCCGATGTTGAAGGCTGCGCCCTGCTGAACGCCGTCGATGAAGAACAGCAGGTTGGCCCCGGAGCGGACGACGGCGATGTGATACCACTGGCCCACGTTCGCTGAGAACGGCCTGTCTACCTCGACGTCGAACGCGGCCCCTGCCCCGGTCGCGTAGAGGAAGCTGAGCACGGGTGCTCCTGCGGTGCCCGTGTCCATCGTGATCTCCCAGGCGAAGTCCGTCGCGTTCGTGGCGATCTGGGCGAACAGCGCCTTTCTGACGACCCCGATTCGGAACCAGCCCTCGATGGTGAAGTCGCCTGCGCCCAGATCCCAGTCGGCGTGGTCGGGCGTGGTTAGCGCGTAGCCGGTGCCGCCCATCAGGATCGAGGAGCCGCCGAACACCGAGGTCGCGGTCGAGGTCTGGGGCGTGTTCACGGTCGGGGAGACCACCTTGTTCGGGATCCCTACCGCGTCGGGCACCTTCTCGATGTGAACCCAGGCCGGGTCAGCGCCGGGGTCGGTGACGGTCGGCTCGACCTCCAGCCAGGCGTCGTTGCCGGGGTAGATGATCGCGTACTGCTCGGGCACCAGTAGCCCCGAGCGGGTGACTCCGAACGGTTCGAGCCTCTCCAGCACCTCCGTCACACGAACTCCTCGACCGTAGGCACGAGCAGGCCATCAGTGTAGGCCGGGGTGGGGACGAGGCCACTCTCCTGGACGCCCGAAGGCACGAGGATTTTCGCGGTCGGGACGGTCGGCACCAGCCCCGCCTTGCCGACCTTGGTGATCGCCCCGCCACGCAGGGTCAGCCGCGCCTTGCCGGGACGAGGGGTGTTACTGCGGTTCAAGCGGAAGGTCTTGCTTCGCAGGGTCATCCTCGGCTTGCCCGTCACCTGACGTCCCGGCGTGACCAGCCGCAGCCCCGGCTTCCCCTTCAGGATCAGCTTTGGCATTCCGCTCGGGGAGGGCTTGGCGGTGCTGGAGACGATCAGGGTGTACGTCTTCGGCGGGTGCTGAAGGTCACTCAGCCCCAGGATCATCCGCGCCTTCTGCGGATTCACCTGCTTCAGCATGGCGACGACGTTGATCTGGACGTGCTGACCCTTCAGCGTCATCCGCGCCTTCGCGGGCTGGAAGATCGGCGGGCCGACCTTGTGGCCGTCCCCGACCTTGAACGTGCCGACGATGGCCCCGATCCACTGGGAACTGGTGACGCGAGGGTCTACGGCCATCGGCTTAGACCGGTGGGCCAGTAGCGATGGACAGCAGGCCCGCCGTCCAGTCGATCTGGAACACGCCGTTGGCGACGTCGATCTGACCGCCGAAGTTGAGCAGCGCCCACAGCCACTTATCCGTGGAAGTCATCTCGTAGATGATCCCGTAGCCAGTGGAGAAGGTCGCTCCCGGCCCCCAGGAGAGGTCGTCCCCGAGCAGGTTGTACTCATCCGCCGCCGAGTCGTAGGAGACGGAGCGGTTGGCGATCTGCGAGCCGCCCTTCGTGTAGCCGCCACCCGTCGCCAGTTCGCTGCCCGTCACGTCCGAGTAGCGAAGCTGCGTGTCGATGTTCGGAACGAAGGAGGGCACCATCAGGATGACGCCCATCTGGGTCGGCACCCACATGCGGGCGATCAGCCCGGTCGCGGCCTGCCCGAACCACTGAGAAGTGGCTGCCATGCTCGAAGGCTAGAGGTCTCGTCGGACGTGGATTCCCGGCTTCGGCACGAAGAACTCGCGGGCGAGAAACTCCTCCTCGCGTTCGATGAAGCCCTCTCTCTGCATCTCCTCGACCTCGCCCACGAAGTCCTCCTCCAGGCGTCGGCGCTGCTCGGCCCTGACCGGGAAGCGGCAGATGAAGCACTCCTCGGGGTAGGAGTCGTTGAACTCCTGGAGGCAGGCCGCGCAGCGGTAGCCCTGCCACATCTGCTCCATCCACTCCTTCGAGATCGTCAGCCGGGACTCGCGCATCACCCGCCCGTCCGGGAGCGTGCGAGCGCGGTGGGTCGGCTCGATCTCGATGTCGCCCCAGGAGGGGTCACGCGGCAACGATGTTCTCCTTCTGGAGTTCGATGGTCTCCTCCAGCGCGGCGATGATCTTCTCCCGCTTCGGGCCGAAGGTGCGCTCGTAGTGGAGGACGAGCGGCAGGTCGTGGCCGTCCTCGATCAGCTTGACGATCAGCATTTCCGTGTCCGGGCCGTCCCACTCGTCGTAGCGCGGGAACGGAGCCTTGATCGGCGTGTCCGAGACCATCAGCACTTCGGTCGGAGACTCCTGCGCCGCCTGCATCAGGCGGGCCTCGACCAGCGCCACGGTGTCGTCGTCCCAGCCCTGCGCCTGCGCCGCCTCCTGGGTGTCGAAGACGGAGAGGCGCATCATCGGGTCGGTCGGGGTCGCCTCGTCCTGGGCCTGGGTGTTGCCCCGGAACTCGAAGTGGCGCAGAGCCTCCGCGAGTTCGTTCTCGTACAGCATCGCGCTGCCGTAGACGGGCTGGAACTCTGCGTAGATCGGCTCCTGGGTGATCTCCACCCCGCCGTCTCCGAGGGCGCGTGAACGCTGCACCCTGACCTGGTACTTGTAGAGCGGGTACTGGCTGACGAAGCGCACGGCTCCTCCTGGCTCGAAGTGTTCGGGGGAGGAGGCCGAAGCGTCCTCCCCCGAACTCTGGATCCTAGGCGATCCCGGTCAGGAGTCCGTGCGTGCGCTCCTGAGCAATCGTCCAGGTCATCTCGGCCAGGTACTCGGCCGCCACCCGGTCTTCTCCCGGCCCCTGCCGGTTGGTGAGCAGCTTCGTGTCGCGGTCGCGGAGCGGCCGACGCTCGATGTTGCTCATGTCGAGAACGAACAGGTTGCCGTTGTACCCGTTCGCCCCGGAGGGGTAGTTGGCCCACTCCTTCTTCACGACTACGGGAAGCTGGTAGCCGAAGACGCCCGAGATGAAGCCGTCCACCTTGACGCCGTGGACGCTCTCGTTCGACGGCTTCCAGAATGCGCCCTGCCCGGAGCGGTGGAAGCGGGAGATGTAGTACGCCCCGACCGTCCCGGTGAAGATCACCTTGTCGGACGATCCCTTGGCGAGCACGGTCGCCAGGAACAGGTCGAGGAAGTCGGAGGTCAACTCGCCGCCGACGTTCTGCTTGTTGGTGGCGATGAACTCGATCAGGCCACCCGCGTAGCCGGTCGGCTCCGACCCGGCCGAGCCAGCGGTGTACTGGCGCGTGCCGAAGAAGCCGTTGTGCTCGATCTGGCGCTTGAACTCGACGGCCTTCCGCGCCGCTTCCTTCGCAGGCTCGCCGCCGCCGTACAACTCGATGGCGGTGGCGGTGCCCGTGAAGCTCCACGGCTCACGGAAGATTTCCGTGTAGTTGTAGCCCAGCACGCGGGCGCTGTACTTCGGGTTGCCGATGTTCGCGCCCTGCGGGTACGCCGTACCCACGAACAGCAGCTTGTCGCCCGAGTTCCCGGCGACGCCTGTGCCGAACCAGGTGATCGTGATGGCCGTGCCCGCGACGGACGTGACCACGCACGCCTGGCCCGTCCGCATGTTGCGGTACACGTCCTTCGGCTGCACGGAGAGCGCGTCCTGGGCAGAGACCGAGAACGTCGCTGCGCCCGCCGTGTACGAGGCCGTGGTCGTCAGCACGTCGTTGACGTACTGCTCCTCCAGCCAGTTGACCTTCTCGCGCGTGGTCGCGCGACTCCCCTGGCGGGAGGTCATCGTCGTGAACTGGGTCTGATCCGGGTCGAGCAACCGGATCTTCGGATCCATGTCCACGACCTTCTCGTCGGCAACGACCTCATCGGTGTTGACCATCGTGCCGACAGCTACTTCGGCCATGACTCACTCCTCTAGTCGGTGTGGATGGATACCGGCTCTAGGGAGTACCGTCTCGCGGTTCCTCTTGGCCTATGTCAGCTTCGTCCCGCTAATGGTCGCCCGTGGCGGTGCCGGGGAGTGGAAGCTGCAACCAGCGTAGAGCTTCACTCCCCCCGCTGCAAGCGCAGGCGAAGCTCGGTCAGTGGGTCGGCTACCGCCTCGCCGTACTTGACCCGGTAGCGCTCGACTGCTGCTCGCGCCTGGTCAAGCTCGGCAACGAGCGCAGCCAGAGCAGCGTCAGCAGCTTCGACCTCCTCCGCGCTTCCGAAGAACCCCTTACGGATCGTTGCCGGGAGTGTCTCCTCCTCACTCCTCGGGATCGCGCCACTGTCCACGCCGCCGCCACTCCTCCTCCATCGCGTCGAAGAACGGACTCTGCTTCGGGGTGTCAACGTGCGGTGCCCCCGTGACGACACTGGCGGCATCACGGCGCAGTTCCCCCTCTCGGCGGATCTGTTCTTCGCGCTCGGTGTCCGCAACCCTGCGCGTAGTGGTCTGTCCGGTGCGAACAAGGTCGTAGACGGCCGAGACCGCCAGGTCGCGCTGGATCGCATCGCCGCCGAGGATCGCCAGCGTGTACGGGTGGTACTCGCCTAGCTCCTCGATCTTCGTCCACATCGCCTCGCCGTACTGCTGCACGTTGATCCCGAGCCGCTGGAAGGAGGAACCCATCGCGCTCGTGAAGTCGCCCTCCAGGCTCGCCCCGTTCTGACTGGCGGCAGCCTGAGCCTCGGCTTCGAGGCGAGCGCGCTCCTGGTGCATCGCCATCTGCACCTGGGTGCCGATGTTCGCGGCCATGCCCGGATCCATCTCCGCGACCCGTTCGATGATCGCGTTGTAAAGCTGGACGCTCCCGTTCACCGCCGCCTGGTAGGCGTAGCCGGTCGGGTTCGCCATCGCCTGCTCGACCCACGCCTCCTCCTGCGCGGAGAGCGGCATCCCGGTGGGGCCAGCCTGGGCGCTGGCCTCGACCTGCTGGGCGTACTCGATGGCCTGGCGCGCGGCGTCCTCGGCCTGCTTCTTCTCCCCCGCCAGCCGACCGATGAACTGCTCCTGCTCGTAGGCTGCCTTCGCCCACCTATCAGGATCCTTGCCGTACTTCTTCTGCGCCCAGACGACATGAGGTTCCTGCTGCTCGGCCTGCTCCTCCTCGGACTTCTCCTCCGCAGGCTTTTCCTCCCTGGTCTCTGGTGAGACGGCGGGCTTCTCGGCCCCGTCCTCGGGCGGCGGCGCGTATCCCGGCCGCTCGTCGTGGACGACCTCCTCCTTCTCCTCCTCGGCAGCAGGCGGTGGCGGCTCGGGCGGCTTCGGCTCCTCCTCTCCGAAGTTGAGCGCTCCCGTCCCGGCCAGGAAGTCCTCCAGTTCACGTTCGCCGTCTACCGCCATCACCCATCTCCTTCGATTAGCTCCTCCTCGATCCCCTGCTCTTGCAGGAACCGAGAGAGGGTGGCTTCGGCGTGTCGGGGCACGCCCTTGATCCAGTGCAGAGCAGCGATGGTGCCACGGATCGTGTCCAGCTTGGACTGATCCGCCCCTTCCGTGGCGAGCGCGACGTTCATCGCCGTGCGCTTCAGCCGCTCGATTTTGCGGTCGATCTCCTCCTCCATGAACTGCCAGCCCGGTGCTCTCAGCAGCGAGGAGAGAAGATCGGCGCGGCGGTTCAGTTCCGCCTGGACGTGTGAGTTAGCCGCCAAGCTGCTGTGCAGCCTGCACCTGCGAGGAGGCGAACTGATCGGGCGACATATTCAGCCCGTTGTTGCCGCCCATCGCTACTGCGGCAGGAACATTCGTCTGCCCCTGCGATCCCTGGCCGGGAGGCGCGAGCGGGATCACGTTCCCCTGTCCGGGCGGGGAGCCACCGTTCTGGCCCTGCGGCGGGGCCATCATCCCCTGCTGCGGCTGCTGTCCTGGCGGGATGAAGTATTTGGCGGTGTCGGTCACGCCCTGCGACTCCAGCACGCGCTTGATGACCTCCTGCATGTTCACCCCGGCCATCTGCGCTATCGGGGCGACCATGTTCACGAACGCCATCGCCTCCTGGATCCGCTCCTGCTTGACGACGGACTCGTCGGAGACATCGACGTTGACGTTGAACTCGCCCTGGAGATCGAGCGGGTGCATGACGGTCATCGCGTGCGAGCCGTCGTAGCCGATCTGGGGGATGACCCGCTC